GCAATTTCAAGTACAATAGGTTCTGTCTTTGCAATCATCTTATTCTTATTATTTCTACCTAGTATATACAGTATATTTCAATTCTATAATAGTACCTTACAACTAGGTATTATATGTACAGCAATAATCTTTTTAACATTGTTATCGAAACAAAAGATATGGAAAACTGTATCTCTTTTTCTATTTGGTGGTGTGTTAGCAAAGATAGGTTTTAATAATACAACTTATGAAACATGGGGAACATTTAACATAGATTACTTAACACTAGGTATTCCTTTTAGTGCTGTAATGATTTGTCTGTACATTGTACCAGAATTATTAAAGTTTAGAGATGTTGAAATGGGAAAACAAAAGAAGATTAATAAATTTGGTTATGACCCAAGCACAATAACATCTACGGGTATAGGAAGTTTTGTAGGATTTTGGTGTGGTCTTATACCAGGCGTGACGAATATATTAGGTAGTTATCTAAGTGCCAATCTTGTTAAGAAAGATTTAAATAAGATAGCAGCTGCTGAGGCGGCCAATAATAGTGGTGCGTTAAGTTCATTATTACCTCTAATCATACTAGGCATACCAATCGTTGGTAGTGAAGTATTGATTTTTTATTTGATTGTCACAAAAGGTTTTATCTTTAGTGTAGATACTATGAATTATTTTACAGATATTTTGTATTACATACCTATTGTCTTAATTATATGTGTAGTGTTATCATGGGGTTGTTTCAATATACTAGGTCAACTAGCACAAATATATAAGAAACATAAAAATATATTAATAATTTCTATTGTAACATTCATATGTATTATGAGTATAAACATCTATCCTGTAAAAGAATGGTTGGTTATATGTTTATTAGTATTAGGTCTTATAGGTTATCTATTAAGAAAGTTTGATACTTTTCCTATACTATATGGTTACTTCTTAACAGATTTATTTTGGGATAACTTAATGAGAGTGATGGTGATATATTAATGAAACATTTAATACTAGGATATTCAAGAGCGAAGAACAAATGGCAATGTCTTGAAAGAGCATTAAAAAAGAATGGTCACGAAGTAGATGTTGTTACTGAAAACTTTGATGATATAGTAGGTCCTTATGATAGAATTTACACTGTATCAGAAAGTTTATTACCATTACATGCCAAATTAGAAAAGTTGTGGGGGTTAAATAATATATCTGAAAAGGCTGCTGATATTTTATCAGACAAATCAAAGATGGATAACTGGTGTATTAATCTAGGCCTTAGAAGTATCATACCTCATAGTGTCATTCCTACTAAACATACAGATTTAGATGTATTTGAAGATACTCCTTTTATAATAAAACCAATCATTGGTTCGGGTGCAAAACCAGGTGGTTTAAATTATATATCTTTTAGAAATAAGAAAGAATTTTTACTACATGCTGGTTCATCATTCTTTGATGATAATAAAAAAGGCAAGCTAGATGGTGAGTTTAATAATCGTAAAAATTATTATATGGCTCAAGAACAATTGCCTGACCATTCTGTTATGTGGGGTCCATATGGATATGTAAATGATAAAGGTGAGTTTAAAATTTTAATGTGGGTTAGAGGCGAAATCTTATACAATAAAATTGATGAATACTCATATGAAACTAAAAATGGTTCGTGGATGAGTTTTGATGAAAAAGAAGTGCCTACAGATATAAAAGAAAATGCTTACAACTTTTTTAACAAACTCATTTCAAGTTTAAAACTAAAGAATATGTTTTTTTCTGGACCTGATTTTTATAAATGGGAAGATATGATAAAGTATATAGATTGTAACCCTAGATTAGGACAAGGTCTACAACAGATGGATGACGTACATAAGAGTAAGATAGTGGCAAAAATTTTAAATGATGAACCGATTTCGTTTGATAGACAGATATATTGGGCTGTGTCTAATTTAAAACCTGGTAAAATAAAGTCTATGAAAAATATTAGTCACTTGAAAGGTTATTGGTGTAAGACAAACAATGATAGATTAAGGCCTGGTGAAACTGTACCTAAGTTTGCACATATCACTACAGAAAAGGCACCTAGAATTTCTTTTTTAATAACTGGAGTTAACGAATCTGATATGAAAAAAACTTACCAGACCGTTAACACCGAATTACAAAATTGTATTGAGTATTATTAGTTACTATTTAAAGCAACGGCAGCTTCAACTTTATTTACAAGTGAAGAAGCATTGTCTTCATTCATAACATACGTAGCTGAACCTTCAAAGGCAGTTTGCCATGCTTCTGTATTTGTTAAGTCTGATACAACTTTTCTTAGTTGTTCAACAGTTCCGTTTTCAGGATTAACAGTTAGAATAACATCAACAAATGCAAACTCTAAATCGCCTTTAGAACTAAACGCAAAACAATTTCCGTCAGCTTCTACTTTAGCTTGTTTAGTTTGAATTGTAAAGATAGTATCAGCGTCTTTACCTAGATAACCTCTAGTTGTAGCACCACTACCATCATAAGGTACAATTTCAAATGTAAAGTTATTTGATTTTGATAAGTCACTCATAAATTTCTCAACAGCTGGAGATTTTCCCCACGTTGCAATTTTAATATTTTTACCAGACATATCTGATAATGACTTGTACACACGACTACAAAGTATTGTTTCGTATGCTGTAACACCAACAATTGTATTTTTATCCATAGTCACAGATGGAAGAGTTTTATCTCCAGGCCATTCTGTTGACCAGACAGTAAGAACATTACCTTTATCAAAGTGTGTTCCTGCCACTACTGGATTGTTTGCCTGAATAACATTGGCATTATCCAATTTCTCAGAAATCATTGTTAGTATTTGGTGAAATGCACCTGAGTCACTTCCTGCATTGACTACGGTTGTACTTCCTGCATATGAGATATTAGCACATAATAACATCAAAGTTGCAATAATATATTTCTTCATTTTAGTTCTCCTTTATTTAATGAACATACTTATTTATGTTGGTCTGGATTATACACTTTTCTATAAAAATGTCAAGCGTGGAATAGAATTAAAAGGTCATTCGTTCTTCTTTTAAGTTCTTATCTATAGTAGGTAATTTAGCTCTTTCTTCAAGCCATTTCTCTGCTGTTTCTTCGTCTTCAAAATCTCTGGTCATTAGAACAGTTTTCTTATCTGATAATAAGGTAGCTTCTTTATTATCCTGATATTTATTATCATTAGCAATGTGGGCATCCAAAGCGCTTTTATCATCTACACCGGCATTTTCATCTTTAAAAAATTCACTAACGGTTTCGAAAGTTTGGTCTGGATTGGTCACATTTTTGTACATTAATTTAAGTGATATCATAAGTTTCTCCTTTTCATTATATTTATGTGTATAAATAGTACCATTATAGGAGAATAGATTATGATTACAATAGATGGAAAAGAGTATGATGAGGCGAAATTCAGTTCTGAATTGAGAAATTATATAACAGCACGACAAGAAGTTGTAGTAAGTAAGACTAGACTTATGGTTGAGATGGAAAAGACAGACGTATTGACGAAGTATTATAATGAAAAAATCGTAGAGATGTTGAAGACTGAAAGTAGTGGTTTTCAATCAGCAGAAAAAACAGAAGAGTAGAAACATATGGCAGCAATAGCTAACTTATCGGTAGACCAAGGCGCAACCTTTAGTTCGGATGTAACAGTCGCAGACGCTAATGGAAGTCCTTTTAATTTATCTGGTTATACAGCAGAGGCCAAATTAGCTAAAGGGTACAATAGTGTTAATACTAGAGTATCTTTCACAGCAACAGTAGCCGCAGACGCTACAACTGGTGTGGTTTCTTTACTATTATCTAAAACTCAGACTGAGGCGTTAGATGATACTCGTTATGTTTACGATTTAGAAATTACGCAAACTAGTAGCGGAAACGTTACCAGAGTAATTGAAGGAATAATTACAGTCCGTCCATCTGTTTCAGTATAATACAACTCCTTATCATTATAAATAGTACAAAGAGGGAGCATTAATGCCTGATATTACAGCAAGAATTAACGTTAACACATCAGCGGGTCCAGAAAAAGTATCAGTTACTTTGCCATCGGCTCAGGCAGCAGCCAACAGTTCCTTACAATTAAAACAGTTGGGTGATGTAGACGCAACCACATTAAGTGATGGTTCGCTACTACAATATAGAGCAAGCGATGGTAAATTTGTAACAAGAACAGAAATTGTTACAACAACGGGAACGCTGTTATTTAACTGTGGGAGTTTTTAAATAAGATATGGCAACAATAATTCAAATCAAAAGAAGTTCGGGTACTACTACCCCAGCGACTCTTAAACAAGGTGAATTAGCTTACACCTACGGTTCAGGTACTCAAGCAAATAACGGTGATAGAATATTTTTAGGTACTGGTTCAGTTGATGGAAACGGTGACGCAGTAAGTATTGATATTATCGGTGGTAAGTATTTTACATCAATTTTAGACCACGTTCAAGGAACACTAACTGCTAACTCAGCCTTAATTGTTGACTCAAACAGTGCAGTAGACCAGTTCATTGTTGGTACTTCAGCAACAGTCGGTGGTACAATCAAATTTAACGAGGGTACAAATAACGGTTCAAACTTTATTGCCCTTAAATCTCCAAACGCCGTAACTGCCACTCAAACATTCGTATTACCGGATGGTGACGGTACTGCTGGTCAGTTCCTAAAAACAGATGGTTCAGGCAATTTAGATTTCGCAACTGTCAATCAGTTTATTGATATAGCTGGTGATACAGGAACAGACACATATAATACGGCAGAAACTTTAACGTTTGCTGGTGGTTCTGGACTTGAAGCAGTCATAACAGATAACTTAATTACATACAATGCAACAGCATTAACAAATTCCAACTTATCAGGTTCAGCTGCAATATCAAATGCTAACCTTTTAAATCCTACAGTAACATTAGGTTCATCTACATTAACATTAGGTGCAACTACAACTGATATTGCAGGATTAACTTCACTAGTTGTTGATGACCTTACACTTAATGGTCAATCAATAACAACTACTGCTGGCAATAAAGATATTACTTTAACGCCACACGGAACAGGTACAGTAATTGTACCATCAGGTTACGAAGATAGAAGTGGTTTCGCAGGACAATCATTAGCAAACAAAGCATATGTTGACCAAGTTGCTCAAGGACTTGACGCTAAACCATCTGCTAAAGTTGCTACGACAGCAAACTTAGCTTCAACTTATTCAAACGGTACTGCCGGAGTTGGTGCAACATTAACTGCTTCAGCAAACGGCGCATTATCATTAGATGGTGTTTCGCCAACTGTTGCAGATAGAATTTTAGTTAAAGACCAAACAACAGCTGCTCAAAACGGTATCTATGTTGTTACTACAGTTGGTGACGGTTCAAGTGCCTTTGTATTAACAAGAGCAACTCCAGAAGACCAACCTTCTGAATTATCAGGCGGTTCTTTTGTATTTGTAGAAAGTGGTACTGCCGGTGGTAGTAACGGTTATGTATTTACTCACACAGGTGCTCCTACATTTGGCACAACGGCATTAGATGTATCACAATTCTCAGGTGCTGGGCAAGTTATTGCTGGTGAGGCTTTATCAAAATCAGGAAATACAGTAAACGTAGAAACAGATAACTCTTCTATTGAAGTTAGCTCAGACCAACTAAGAGTTAAAGCATTAGGTGTTACAGACGCTATGTTATCTGGTTCAATTTCAAGTGCTAAACTAACTGACCCATTATACTTTACAGACGAAAGTTCTACACAAGGTAATGTAAGATTAGGTGGTACTTTAGAGTTTCTTGCTGGCGAAGGTATCAATACAGTAGCAAGTGGTAATACAATTCAGATTGTTGGTGAGTTAGCAAGTACGTCTAATAAAGGTGTTGCTTCTTTCCATTCAGATAACTTTACAGTTACTTCTGGTGTTGTTACTGTTACACAAATTGACGGCGGAACATACTAAGTATGGCAACGATTATTAAACCAAAACTTAGTAGTACAAGTTTAAGTGTTCCTACTACAGGAGATTTAGTAGTCGGCGAATTGGCAATGAACCTTGCAGATGGTAAGTTTTATTCCAAGACAGTAGGCGGTGTAGTAAAAGAAATGGGTGGTTCAGGTAGTGCCATTCTAAATGACATTACAGCAAACGGTAATATTACCAACCAAGACATTATCTTAAATGGTTCTGACTTAGTTTTTGAAGGTAACCTTGCAAATGCATTTGAAACAAATTTAACGGCTCTTGAGCCAACGTCTGACCGAGTGATTAGTTTACCTAACGTATCAGGTACAGTTATTACAACTGGTAACTTAACAACAGACGGAACATCAACAGGTGACGCATTGGTTGGTGAGGGTGACGCCCTCGCTTATGCTATAGTGTTTGGAGGATAATATAATATATGGCTAGTTCATTTAAAAACGCAGGAAGAGCAGTATCGGTGACTGATAATACAGCAGCGAATGTTTACACAGCAGGTACCAATGGTGGTGCTGTAATTCATGCTGTATATATTTCGAATAAACACCCAACAAACTATGCAAACGTAGATGTTAAGGTGACTACAGATGGTGGTAGTACGTTCTATCACATAGGAAAGTCTCTAATTATTGAGCCAGAGAACACTTTAATGTTGGACAAACCTATTAATATGGAACAAAACGACATTATAAGAGTAGTTGCAGAATTAAACTCAGACAGTTCAACTCCGGATGTCGAGTGTTTTGCAAGTATTTTGGAAGTAACTGTATAAACTATTATAAATAATACGTAAGAGGGAAGAACAATAAAAAATGAGTTATTTAATTGCAAAGAAAAATGATACTTCAATTTTTGGTTCAGACCAAGCAGCCTTTCACGGTCTAAGAGTAGAGCGAGAAGGAACAAATGATGGTGTATTAACTTATACTAAAATTTTACTATCTGGTGGCGAGTCAGTTTCACTAGCAGATTACGGTGTACCTTATAATGGAATTGATGACGCAAACAGCGGAGCTTCAAATGCTTACATTCGAGGTTCTAGTGAAGAGTTAGCAGACAGAAGAACACCTGGAAGTAGAAAATATGATGGTGCAAGATTTGACGCTAACAAATTGACATACTACATGAATTCAGAAGGATTTTTAGTAGCAAGATATTTTGCAGATTTTACATATAACACAGGTTCAGCTGGAAACACAAGAAACTGGACGGAGTAATAAAAATTAAAGGATAACAAATGGCAGATTTTGTATTAGGTAGACTAAAATTCGTATGGAAAGGTGATTGGGCAACCGCAACAGCATTCATTGTTGATGACGTTGTTAAATACGGTGGTAATACATTCGTATGTAAATTTAACCATACATCAGCAAGCACTTTCGAAGCCGATTTAACAGCAAGTCCTGTTAGATGGGAAAAGATGGTATCGGGGCAAGATTACAAAGGTGATTATGCAAACAGCACATACTATAAAGTAGATGACGTAGTAAAATACGGAGCAAGTTTATGGATATGTACAGGTGCTCACACAAGTAGCGCAACATTAAACGAAACTAAATTTAACATCTATGTTCCAGGTTTAGAGTTTGAAGACACATGGTCTTCTTCAACTCAGTATCAATCAGGCGACATTGTAAATTATGGTGGTTACACTTATCTTGCACAATCGCAAAATTTAAACGTAGTTCCTACAGACGCAAGTTCTGAGTGGGAAGCTTTAACAACAGGTTTCAAGTTACAAGGCACGTACTCTGCCAGTACAGCTTATAAAACTGGTGACGTTGTTAAATATGGTGGTAACACATACGTATGTAAAGCAGACGGATTAACAGCAGGTTCAAATTTACCAACAAGCACATCACACTTTGACTTATTAGTTGAAGGTATTACACTTAAAGGTGTTTGGAACGTTAACACAGCATATAAAGTTAGTGAATCAGTTCTTTACTTAAACAGTTCATACTTAGCAGTAGTTGATAACAACGGTCAAACGCCAGTAATTGGTGGTGACAGTGGTTATTGGAAACTGTTTACACAAGGTGACCCAGCAGGAATTTTAACCACACAAGGTGACTTAATTATTAGGGACGCCGTTGGCGCAACTAGATTAGCCATTGGTCGTGCTGGTGACAGACTTGTTGTAAGTGCTAACGGAAATCAATTAGAGTATCAAACACCTACGGCGTCTAACGAAATTTACGTTGCTCCATCAGGTGCAGATACAAATCCAGGAACAGAATCGCTACCTTACAAAACTTTGAAAAAGGCAGCTTCAGTTGCTCAGACAAATGGTATTTCTCAAATATCAGGAGTTGCAGGTGGTACAGGTGGTACTCCAAACACATACAGAAACGTTGCAGTATCAGGTGGTTCATCATCTGGAACAACTGTTGACGTAGTAACAGACGGCTCTTCAATTGCTCTTGTTACAATCGTATCAAATGGTACAGGTTGGGCAGAAGGCAATACTGCTACAATCGCAGGTTCAACTATTGGTGGCGCAACAAACGTAACATTCTCTGTAGAAACGGTACAGAACGGTGATACAATTAGATTACAAGGTGGTACTTACGAAGAACAATTCCCAATTATTATACCTAACGGTACAACAGTATTCGGTGACTCATTAAGAGGAACAAGACTTGAACCAGCAGCTGGTTCTTCAACTTCTGTAGCGACAGTAGATACTTTCGGTGCAACAGATTCAAGTAGAACAACAGGAACATATACAAATGTTGTTACAACTTCTGCCGGTACAGGTACAGGATTAAAAGTAACAGTCGTAGTAGGCGGCGGCGGAGCAATTACTTCCGTTGCAGTAACTTATGGTGGTGCTAATTATGCAGATAACGAAGTTATTACAATCGCAGACTCAGTTCTAGGTGGCGGTGGCGGTGCTAACTTAACAGCTCAAGTTGCAACGTTACATGACAATAACGCATGTTCAATGTTACTAGTTAACAACAGTACATATATTTCATTTATGACATTCCAAGGAATGACAACAGGCGCTTCAGTAGTTTCACTTGACCCTAGTGGTTCAATCACAACTGCTTCGCCATACATACACAACTGTACTTCATTAAACACAGGTACAACTGGTATGTTAATTGATGGTTTTGCACAATCTACAGGTAACAAATCAATGGTTGCCAATGACTTTACACAGATTAACTCAGACGGTACTGGAGTCCTTGCGACTAACGGTGGTCGTGCCGAGTTAGTATCAGTATTTACTTACTACTGTGATAAAGGTTTCCATGCAACAACAGGTGGTACTCTTAGAGCGCTTAACTGTTCAAATGCATACGGAGAATATGGTGGACTTGCAGACGGTGTTACTTCAACAGAAACTCCAGGTGAAGTTCAAGCAAGAGGTTCACAACTTAAATACGTTAAATTATCAGGTAACATTGCCTCGGCTGCACCAGCAGCTGGTGACGCAATGACAGGTGCTACCTCAGGTGCAACTGCTACAATATTAGGACATGTCGCTTCTACTTTCAAACTTAAATTTGAAAACTTATCAGGCATATTCTTACCTAATGAAACAGTTAACGTAACAGGTTCTAGTTCATATAACTTTGTAACAACAAAAGCAGTGCTCGACTTAGTTGATACAGCAACCAAAACAATTACAGGTGTTACGTCTGCTAACCCAGCAGTAGTTACATCTAACGGACACGGATTACAAAACGGTACTAAAATTGCTATTAGTGGCGTAGTTGGTATGACACAATTAAATGGCAATAGTTATTATGTACAAAACACATCAACAAACACATTTAGTTTATCATCAAGTGATGACCCTACTGTTACAACAAACGTAAACAGTTCATCATATGGAGCATACGGTTCTGCCGGAACAATTACTCCTAAATCAGTAGTAACAGGTCAAACAGGATATCTTTTCCATGTTGACAGTACATCTACTTTCTTAGGAACAGCAGGTGCATTAGGAGTTGGACAAAACTTCCAGTTTGCTGGTGATTCACAATTTTATCGTGTAACGGCTTCAACAGAAGAAGTTACAGGTTCAAAACAAGCTTTAGTTGCAGTCACTCCTGAAAGAACGGCTCCTGTTCCAGATAATACTGAGTGTGATATAACAAAACTATTTTCTAACATTCGTCTAACAGGTCACGACTTCCTATCAATTGGTACTGGTTCTTTCGCAGACACCAACTATCCAAACAGTGTAGGTGCGACACAACCTTATGACGCTTCAAGAGAAACAGTTGAAAGTAATGGTGGTCGTGTGTACTACACTTCTACTGACCACTTAGGTAACTTTAGAGTTGGTTCACAATTTAAAATTGACCAGGCAACGGGTACTGCTACGCTTAACGCAGACGCATTTGACCTTTCTGGTTTGACTGAATTACAACTTGGTTCTATTGGTGCTCAAATCGGTGCAACAATTAATGAGTTTAGTACAGACGGTACTTTGTCAGGTAACTCTGATACAGCCGTACCGACTGAGCAAGCCGTGAAGACGTATGTAGACACAAACGGATTCTCAACAGGTAAAGGGATTGCAATGGCAATCGTTTTTGGTTAACAATAAATATAAGCAGAGGAAATAAAACATGGCAATACCAAATATAGTAAACGTAGCAACCATTAATGGTAAAACTGATTCTGGTGAGTTGAATACAACATATACAACTTCACTAGTGACAAACGTTGGTTCTTCTGGAAAGTCTTACAAAATTAATAATGTAACAATTACTAATAAGGCTGGCTCAGATACAACATTCAGAATAGCATTTTATGATGGTTCTACCGATAGATTTATAGCCTACAATGTTAACTGTCCCGCTAATACAGTGGTTTTCGTAACAGATAAAAACTCTAGTTTCTATCTGGAAGAAGGCGACCAAGTTAGAGGTGGTGCAGCTACCAACAGTAGACTTGATTGGGTTGTATCTTACGAAATTATCTCGTAATATATTAACTTAATTATATAACAATCAGGAGTTAGAATACAAAATGGCAACAGGACCTTTTTACGGAAGAAAAGAATCACGTAGACGTAATGGCTCAATTCCTATGGGGAAAAGCTTTGGCGGAACGTGGCATAGAAAATTGCAAAACGTTCACAGAACGGATGGCACGGATGGCTATGCGCCACACTCTGGACTATTTGATATGCGTAGTATTCTTGCTATGACCCACAATGATGGATATCACACTCATGGTTCAGGTATTTCTACAACTTCTACACAACCACACCATGTTTATGGTAACGTAGTCAACTACACCACTGAAACTTTTGGTGGAGGTGGCGGACAAGGTGTTAGAGACACTAACTCAGGTAGAGGCAATCAATACGGCCAATACAGTCATGGTGGCGGTAACAAAAATCAATCTAACGGAAATAGTTATGCTTCGGCATCCACAATGCAATATTTCTTTTCCGGTAATGATATGCTTGGTGCTGCTTTAGAATTTGAACCTGGCTATGGTGGTTATGCAGCTCAAGGTGCTAGAGATACTACATCACCTGGTGCTCAATGGAGATATAGACAGATTGTTGCTTTAACATATACTGGTGGCGGATATAAAGATGGTTCTCCTTGGAGACAAATACATAGAAGTTTACACCATACAGACCAAACTACAAACTTAGGTAATCTTATGGATTATCCAGGTTCTTATTGTGCTGGAGCAAATAATGCTACAACATTCTTTGTATGGTCTACACCTACAGATAATGCACACTCAACTGCTACAACAAGAACATCAACAATTCATATGTTTACTGATACAGGTAAGTCACATAACAGTAACTATGACCTGTATAATTCAAGACAAGATTTATCTTCTTCTCAAAAAGAATTAGACTTAGCATTTCAAACAGGTTCAGGTTCTTCTAACTACGAGGTGTTTAACCTTGTAACAGAAACAAAATTCACACAGTTTGGTGGTAACTTAACATCTACTGGTTCAGCATTTATGGATAAAGATAAAGGTTATCATTGGGACGATTCCACTGGTTCAACTGCTCATTTCTATACTTTTTCTTATACTAGTACCACTCATTATGCAAACCACGGACAACAAAAAGGTATGAGTTCTAAAAGTAGAATTGGTCTATGTGGTAATGAAGGTTCATATAGTGGTGGTTATAACTGGCGTAGATGGAATCTAGTTACAGATACTAACACTGGTACAATTGGTAAAATTGAGACAAACATGGGCGAAGAAAATTATGGATTAGGACAAGATTGGCAATACATGATTGGTAACTATGATGGTGCTCAGAACAATGAAAATCATAAAATGTATTATGCAACAGATACAGGTAATACTGTTTCTGGTTTAAGTCCAACAGCTAATGCCGGTCAAAGTTCAGGTCACTGTGCCTGGAGAGCGTAATTTAAAACTTATAAATAGTATTATATAATAGGAGATACAATGAGTACAAGAGTGAAAATGAGTGATGACACGGCAATTATTGAATACGCAAACAGCGAAGTCAGTCAACACAACCCAAAATTTAAAATGGAGCATTTTGTAGGCGGTTCAATGCTTACACCATATAAACGGATGCACCAATACTTTGCTGAATTGCGAGTAAAACAAGATTCGTTCCTACACTGTGATTGGGAATTAAAGAAAAAAGAAATTGAGTTAAAGATTGAAGAACGTAAATATTCTCAGGTTAAACCAGATACATTAGAACAAGAGTATATTGAATTAGATTTAATGAACATACGTAAAGATTGTAAACAATATAGAGACCGTATGAAACAAGCTCTTATAGAAAAAGATGATTGTTTAGCTTTAATTAGAGAATTGAATGAAAGTCCTGAGGGTAAACTACCAGATGGTACGTTCCTTATTGATGTATTTGGTAATAAAGAGTTAGAAGAAAAACTTGAAGCTGAATACTGGACTGTAAGACTTGCTAAACAATGTGCTACAGAAATGTTAGCATATGGTAAAATTGGTACAGGAAACCTTGACGCAATTGCTATGGTTCCACCAGCAATGCAAAAGGAAGTTTTAAAAATTGCAACTGATTATACAGTTAGATTTGATATTAACATGAATCAATTAACTAATCAGGCAGTTGCTGATTTAAGAATTGGTTACGTTAATGAACGAAGACTGGCACAATTGAAGAGTATAGGTATTGCTGAAGGCGCTGAGTCTCCAGAGTTACTTAAAAATTTAGAAATGTCTCAACCAGACAATAATACTCTTATAAATAATAAGTATAACAACGAAGAACAAATTTCACCTCCAAGTGGTGATTGGACAACAGAAAAATAGGGATAACAAATGGCAAATCAATACGTTTTATTTAAAAAGAACAGTATAGAACAAAAACCAGGCTGGATTGCAGATTATTTTAATTATTGTAGTTACGGTGTAGGTATTATTACAGACGAAATGCAGGATTTAAGGGTTGAGTTAGACCATATTCATGCAGAAATTATTCCTTATTCAACTGCCAAAGGTGTTTTGTTTGCAGATTCATATGATGGAACAATATCAATTAAACCAGGTACGTCTGTAGCGGATGAATTTCCTCAACTAGTAGGTTCTGGTGAAGCTTCTAAGACAACACACACACTATCAAGTGATGATGTAGCACAAGGAGTTTTATTTCAAAAGGTATTATTCAAAAGAATTATTAGGGATAGATACAATCAACACTTCTTAGCATTAACTCAAGCAAGTGCATTAGAGAAACAATCTTGGGCCGTGCAACAAGCAGAAGCTAAAGATTGGACAGCAGATAATTCTGCTTCAACTCCGACACTATCTACTTTGGCAACAGCAAGAGGTCTAACAGTATCAGCATTAGTATCAAAAATTAATACTAAAGTTACAGCATATAACAGTGCAGTAGCAACTTTACTAGGTGAACAAAAAGACTTAGAAGATGAAGTTGACGCATTAACAGATGTTGCAGGTCTACATAGATGGAGACACCTTAAAGGTATCTCGGCTGTATCAACAGCACAAGCAACAGATGAGCCAGGTCTCGCTGACGCACCGACTAAGATTAGTTTTTAATTAACAGCCCACGTTAGTGGGTTTTGAAATGAGTATTATATTATGTTTAGTATACCACTAAATCCAAAACTAACGCCAGAACAATTTGATACGTTTCTGGAGTTCCTCAAACGAAATAAGAAATATATCTATGATGTATATTATACATCTAGGATTGCTCCCTTTGGACAAGACGCAATGGGTGATATATTTCCAGCAATTGAACAAGGGTTAATATCCGAAAACGCTTATATTATTCCTAAAGAGACAGGTATTCCTTTATCTGCCACATTCAATAACATAGAAGTACCTCCTACAGACGCCAACTTAGACCTATTCATTAAGAATTTTAAAAATCTGTACGACAATGGCATTCGTATTGTAACTATACCACATACTCTTTGGATGCTATCTGGTAAGTTCCAACGTGCATATCCTGACGTATTAGTAAAGAATACTATTCTTAGAAATACACAAAGAGCTAATGAGATAGTGAAACAAGTAGAGGCTGGGTTTAATTACATCAACCTAGACCGAGACTTAATGCGTAATGAGGACTTTCTAAAATCATTAGCAAAGGTCAAAGAACATTGTAAGACTAAACTTGGTGTAGATGTTAAGATTAGTTTACTTGCAAACGAGGGTTGTTGGGGTAATTGTCCAGTACAAGATGAACATTTTTTATATAACAATACAAGAAAATCAGGTTTAGAACCAACATATTTCAAAACAAAAATTAGTTACTTCTCATGTCCTAAATGGGAAGAACAAGACCCAGCATATCAATGGCGTATCGCAAACTTTCCACCTTGGAAAGAAGAGTGGGATAGATTACTAACTTACATTGATGTTATTAAAATGCATGGTAGAGAAAGCTCTGAAAGACTATTTGAGAGTATGACTATCATTGATAGATTTAGAGAAGGAAAGGAAATTCTATTTCCTGAATTTGAAGAGTTTATTAATAAACAGAAATTTGCCGACAAAAGAATTAAAGTATGGCGAGAGACTATTAAGAATTGCCAATTTAATTGTTGGGATTGTAATGTCTGTGATAAGATAGTAGAAAAGAATAATAGTGTAGAATATATTAAAGTAGTAAAAGAAGCTATACAAAATAGTGGTAGAGGTTTTAGTGGGATAACTGATACTACAAAGGCAATAGGTGGCCTTACTTCTGATAAAGTTAAACACCTAGTTAACAATATTTGTAGAAATACACCAGACCCTAGTTACTTAGAGGTTGGTGTTTTTCAAGGTGCTATATTTACAAGTGCATTAGAAAGAAATAATATTATCGCAACTGCTGTTGACAATTGGTCAGACACACAAAATGTACCAGCAGATGAGAAAGTAAAGATTGACGTTGAGAGAGGTAAGGATAAAACAATATTTTTAGAGAATATTCGTAGTCAAGTACAAGATAAAAGAGTACAGATAATTGACAAAGACTTATTCAAAGTACAACCTAGAGATATTAGGACAAAAGCTAATATAGTGTTCTATGATTGTGACCATACACCAGAGGCACATTATAAATTCTTAGGACACTATAGAGACGCTATTGACGATACGTTTATATTGTTAATGGATGATTGGAATTGGCCACATGTTAAGGCTATGACTGAACGTTCCATTAATGACAACGGTATGAAAGTATTATTTAAAGAAGAGATTATGACGAAAGGAGAAGACAAAGACGATTACTGGAATGGAGTAGGTGTTTTTGTTATAAACCAACAATGAGAAAGATTGAATTTGTAAGTACATTACCTGGGGTAGCTGACCTATTCATGGTAAGGAACACCTCTGATTATACACCAAAATGGATACCACTGGCAATGGTGGATTATAAAAAGAATTTAGATAAGACTAAAAAGACTACTCACATTATGCAATGTCCAGGTATCTTTAGTTTATTTAAAACAGGTTACATAGTATCAGCATGGTATGATGTTGTTGTTAGTACAAAGAAAAGTCAAAAAGGATTTAACTGGAGAGTTGCTGATTCTGATTTAATGCAAAACGCTGAGATGGCTATAATAGACACACACTCAGATAGTCATACAAAATTTATTCCTAAACGAGAAGGAACACTTGAAAATATTGTAAAGATTAATACACCATATCATGTAATAGCACCGAAAGGTGTTAAGTTTTTATGTATGCCTATACCTTATCCTGATTCGTTTGAGTATGAAAGTACCACCGGCATTCTGGACCCAGCAGAATCTAGTGAGATAAATATACAATTGAATTGGAATGTAGAAGAGGGAGAAACTTTGATTAAAGCAGGTACTCCACTTATGTACATGTTACCTATATCAGAAGAGAAATTTGAAATGACATGTAGAGACGCAACTGAAAAAGAAATTATATGGATGAAAAAAAGAAGATACTTTAATAGTTTTTCTTTTACTCCAATTAGAAATAAAGTGAAAGAAGTATATGAGAAGTATTTTCAATGATTGAACCAATATTCGCCACACCTATATACAAGTCTGATAACTGTTACGAGTTTACTAAAGAGCAATTAGATTGTTTGAGTAGTTTAGAATTAATGGAAAACAGAGGTAACACTGTAACTAAAGATAAGAATATTTTTGATAATACTATATTCTCTGATTTAAAAAACTGGTGTCTATTGAATGTCAATGCTTTTGCAGAACAATTAGGTAGAGAAGAGGGTGTAGAATTTTATATAACAAACTCATGGTACAATAAAAGTAAACCTCACGAATCACACCATTCACACATGCACCCTAACAGTATTTTCTCAGCAGTATTATATGTTGACGGACCAGATTGTCCGACTTTCTTTTATAACAATGGTGCTTTTGCAAACTTTACCTTTTATGATAAAAATAAAGGCAATCAATTTACAGCAAACAAAGTAGGCATTAGAAATGAACCTGGAAGATTAATATTATTTCCATCTTCATTAACACATGATGTTGATACCAATAGAGGTAACAGTGATAGACATACTATATCATTTAATACATTTATTAAAGGTAAGTTTGGTGACTATAATGATTTAACGGAGCTAACAATATGATAGATAATCTATTAGCCGGTCAGGTGTATTTATTTCTGATAGTATTTGTAATGATGATTGCAGGTATGATTAAAGACAACAATTTATTTAGTGATGTATTTTCGTTTCTAAAAAGAAGTATGAAAAGCAATAGAGCTATTGTAGCCTTGTTCAGTGCATTAACAGGAGTGTTACCTATTAAAGGTCGTGTAACTGTATCTGCTGGACTTTTAGATACACTAGCAACTAAGAACCAAGCAAGTAGAAGTAAGTTTGGTCCAATTGATTTTATGGCAACACACCATTATTATTTTTGGTCGCCTTTAGAGAAGACTGTTATCTTACCTATGGCTGCATTTGGTTTATCATATGGCGCATTTATTGGTTTGATTTGGCCGTTGATAGCAATGACCTTTGTTTATACTCTAAGTTATCTTATCTTCTTTGTTAAAGACACAGATATAAAATTAAAACGAGGAGAAGATGAGATTAAGATTAGTAGAATAACAAGATACGTTTTCCCTTACATACTAGGTATTGCAGCTGTTATATCTGGCGTAAACTTTCTGTTTGTATTCAGTGTGTTAACAATATACTATATGATTGTTACACGAACATTTGATTTTAAAAAACTATTACGTTATGTCGATTGGTCTATTGTAGCTTGGGTTGCAGGTATTATTTTCTTATCAAACATAGTAAGAGAACATACAAACGAAATCACAACGTTCTTAGGAACGACAGGTTTAGATATAACAACGACATTTGGATTTATGGCAATCAGTGGACTATCTTTTATTGGTGCATTTGTTTTAGGCTCATCAAGTAGATTTGGTGCAATCACCGTATTACTTGCCTCAATATATGGTATTGAATATCTACCATGGTTCTTTGCTGTTGACTTTGCAGGTTATATTTTATCACCTATGCACAAGTGCGTAGCAATTGGTAAGTTATATTTTGGAACCAAACTATCAACCTATGTTAAAATATTATCGGGGTGGGCAGGATTATTAATCGTAACGGCAGGAGTATTACTATGGATATAAAAGAAATAACAAGTGAGTGGCATAAGGCTGCTGAAAGAAAAGACTTTGTAAAGACAATTATGAGTGGCAACTTAGATGAAAAAGTATATGCAACTTACGTATATAATCAAGCACAATGTTATGCTGTGTTGGAAAAATATGCACAAGAAAATTCTTTGTTTAGACAGACACCTGGTATAGAAAGAACTGAACATTTGGTCTATGATTACAAAGCATTATGGAAGGATGAAGAAACGCCTATTATAACACAAAGTACAAAAGAATACATTAATCACATTGAAGGTATTAAAGAAGACGCCCACAAACTCTATTCACATATATATGTAAGACACTTAGGAGATTTGTCTGGTGGTCAGATGATTAGGAAGAAGACACCTGGTCCTAATAGATTTTATACCTTTAAAGACGTAGCACACAAAACTTATAAACCTATTGTTAGGGAAATAATACATTCTTATTTAAGTCTGTACGAAGAAGATGTACGTACAGAAACACAGAACTGTTTTATATTTGCAACAAGACTATTTGGAGAAATGCATGATTTGGGAAAGATTATTACTCAACAGCGAAAAACTGATTAAGACATTAAATTTTCATTGTGAAGAATACAATGAAGAAGGAATGGAAAGATTTAACGATAAAGAATTAGGTTGGGTCAATCGTACCTGGCAAAATCGAAGCATACGTAGAGCTCACATTGATATCGTTGACGTAAGAGATACTAAAGGTCTTTGGATGATGCATGTCTGTATTTTTCCAGAGAAACATAATGATGGTCCTATTTTTGGGTGGGACGTAATCGCAGGTAAGAATAAAGTTACCGGTGCATTTTACGATTGGTCGCCTATGTTAGTTAAAGACCATTACATGACACAAAAATTCATTGAGATGAATAAACCATTTAAACCAACGAAGCAACGAGAGTTGCCAGATTGGGCATTGAAGATATTTTCACCAGGTATGATGGCTGCTGGAAACATTACAACAGAAGAAGAAATCAATACTATCTGTGGACTTGTTGAAAGACAACTAAAAGTCTACTTAGATATCATTAACAACTATGATAATACAGGCAAAGAAGAAGAAGTAATCAATGCTCAGAATTATTATTGTGAACACCAACAACAAAACCCTCATACACCAAGGGTAATGATGTCTTTAGGACTACCAGAGGAAACTGTAAAAACCTTTTGCACAGACAACTTGTTTCCTAAAATATAAATAGAAGTAATAGGATAAACAACACTTCCTGTTCTTATAAATATACCAAAAGGGACTAGAGTTATGGCAGAACCAGCAAGTAGAGAACAACTAAAACAGTATGCTTTAAGAGCATTAGGTAAACCAGTTATTGAGATTAATGCTGACGACAATCAATTAGAAGATAGAATTGACGAAGCGTTACAGTATTGGTCGCAGTTCCACTATGATGGTATCCGTAGAAGTTACTTAAAGTATCAATATACACAAGCAGATAAAGACAGAGTTACAGTAAACTCTTCTGAATCTGTTACAAAGAATTCAGTAACCACGGCATGGGAAGAAGGCCAAGGTTATATCATTGTTCCCGAGTCTGTTATATCAGTAGTTAACATATTTCCTTTTTCATCTAAAGGTTCTTTAAACTTATTTGACGTAAGATATCAATTAAGATTGAATGACCTTTACGACTTCTCTTCAACTAGTGTTGTAAACTATGACATGGTGATGAGACAACTTGACTTCTTAGACCACATTTTAGTTGGTGAAAAACCATTAAGATACAATCAACACGACAATAGATTATACATTGACATGGATTGGAAGAATGATTTAAGAGTTGGTGAATATCTAGTTATTGAGTGTTACAGAAAAATGGATCCAAACGTTTACACAGATGTGTTTAACGACATTTATTTAAAAAGATATGTAACTGCTCTATTTAAAAAACAATGGGGACAAAACTTGTCTAAATTTAACGGCATGGCCATGATTGGTGGTGTCTCACTTAACGGCCAACAGATATATTCAGAAGCGTTAACAGATTGTACAAAATTAGAAGACGAAATCAGAAGTACATTTGAATTAAATCCAGCGTTTTTGATAGGATAACAAATGACAGTAAATCACTATTTTCAAGGTGGTAGAGGAATCGGTAATCAAGCTGAGAAGCGATTACAAGAAGATTTAATCTACGAATCTATTAAGGTATTCGGTCAAGATATTTACTATCTTCCAAGAACACTAGTCAATAGGGATTTAATATTTGGTGAAGATACTTCAAGTAGATTTGACGACTCTTATCTAACTGAAATGTATTTTGAAACCAATGAGGGTTTTGCTGGCGAACAAGAAATCATTAACAAATTTGGTTTAGAAGTTAGAGACGACACTACATTGGTCGTTACTAAAAGAGCATTTGATATGCAGGTTGCAAACTCAGCTAATCTTATTGCTTCAGGTAGACCAAACGAAGGAGATATTTTATATGTCCCTTTAATGGCTTCATACTTTGAAATACTATTCGTAGAAGACCAGGAACCATTCTTTCAATTAGGTTCTTTACCGGTTTACAAACTAAGAGTTACACGTTGGGAATACTCTAGTGAGAAAATTGATACTGGTAATGAACTACTTGACCAACACGCTGACGACCATAGTTTAGATACTATGTTACATAAAACTTCACTTGAAATTGGTCAGACAGTATTAACAGGACTTGGTTCAATAGAGATGGAAGATTATCATAAGTATTCAACAGGCGGTCAAGCATTGTTGATGATGGAAACATATTCAGAAACATCTAACTTAGCAACACAATCGGCCTATGCTAGTAATTTAGATTTAAATACAGAGGCAGGTTACGATACAGTTTCTACACTAGATGATATATTGGATTTCACAGAAAGAAATCCGTTTGGAGAAGTAGATGAGTAGAGATAGACACTTACAAATAAATGAACACTTAAAAGAGTTGAATAGAAAAAAACAAGAAATGGTTTTAACTAAGACTCTAAAAAAAGAAGTAGACACTGGTGCTAATGGCACACAGAAGTATACTATTAAAAACGGTCCTAATAAAGGCAAGGTATTATAATGTTTGGTAATCATTTCTATAACGAGACATTAAGAAGATTGACTATTGCTTTTGGTCAGATTTTTAATAACATCATCATACAAAATACATCTTCTACAGGTGCTATCACTAAAAGATTACGTGTGCCATTGGCATATGCACCAAAAGAAAAGTTTTTAGTCAGACTAGATGAACAATCTAATTTAGATGACAGAGCCTTTGCAACTACATTACCTAGAATGGGTTTTGAGATTACAGGTTTAGCTTATGACCCTAGTAGAAAACTAACTAGAACACAGAAACATAGAATTGTTAAAGAAGGCGAAGATGGTAAAGTATTAAACTTTAACTATACACCGGTGCCTTACAATATAAGTTTTACTTTATATTCTTTTACAGCAACTGCTGAAAATGGTCTACAGATTGTAGAACAAATATTACCATATTTTCAACCAGACCTAACAGTAACAGTCAACATGGTTCCTGATATGAATATTAAGAGAGATATACCTATTATTTTAAATGATGTACAGTACGAAGATAGTTACAACGGAACGTTTACTCAAAGACGAGCAGTTATATACACAATGAATTTTACTGCCAAAACATATCTATATGGACCAATGAGTAATCAGAAAGTTATTAGAGAAGTAAGAGACGACTTAGCTACAGATATGCCAAACGCAAGTAGAGAAGAAAGAATAATTATAACACCAAATCCAGCAAGTGCAAACGCTGATGATGATTTTGGTTTCACAACACAAATATTAAACTTTTCCGATGGTAAGAGTTTTAATCCGACAACAGGTAATGATGAGTAATTTATATGAACAAAAAATTAGAGAATTCAGTTAATGAAATATTAGGTTTAGACCCGGTCTCAGAAGATATTACAGAGAACGAAAACCAAATGGTTGTTAAAGAAACACCAAAGGTGCCTAGAGTAGAAGACAAAGACAAAGGTGATATTGATAATGATTATACTCACAGTAGAGAAAATTATTATAACCTTATAGATAAAGGTAACGAAGCAATCGAAGGTATTTTAGAGATTGCTAAAGAGGGTCAACACCCTAGAGCATATGAAGTTGCTGGACAACTTATCGCTAACGTAGCTACTACAGTAGATAAACTACAAGACTTACAAAAAAAATTAAAAGACTTGAAGGCCGAAACTAAAAGTGCTGATACTAAAATTCAGAACGCTCTCTTTGTCGGTTCAACAGCAGAGTTACAAAAGATGTTGAATAGAAAAGAAACGCCGGAGAGTAGAATGGAAAAACAGACCGAAAATGAAATTGTTGAAGGCAAAACTGGTTAACAGCAAAAAGATTGTTGTTGCATTAGATAATATTAAATATATCAAGTCTATGCCACCACTACAAGAGTTGATGAATGGTGAAGAATTAGAACTGCCAATAGAAGTATGGGAATATAAAAAAGGCACAGGTGAAAAAACTGGTGTTAATGGCACCACATATATTCATAAACCATACATGACATTTAGAGGCAGTCAAAGAGTTAATGCAGCTATACGATTAGGTTATACACACATAGAAGCCTTAGTAATTAAGGACGAAGTATGGCTTAGTCATTTTATGAGGGAAAGTGATGACACACGTTGTTAATGAAAGTTGTATTAAATGCAAACTTATGGACTGTATCGAAGTTTGTCCAGTTGATTGTTTTTATGAAGGCAATAATATGCTGGTCATTAATCCAGACGAGTGTATTGATTGTGGCGTTTGTGTACCAGAGTGTCCAATTGACGCAATTGTTACAGACGACAAGGCAACAGATTTAATGATAAAGGTTAATGAAGAGTATTCTAAAATATGGCCAAATATAACAGAGAATGAAGTATCTCCGTTTGGCGATAAACATAAAGATGAAGATGATAAGTACAATAAATATTTCAGAGAGAATATAAAATAATGACAGACGCATATCTAGGTAACCCCAATCTAAAAAAGATTAATACTCCGGTTGAGTTTACTAAAAAACAAATTATAGAGTATCAGAAGTGTGCCGCTGACCCATTATACTTTATGGAAACTTATATTCGTATTGTATCACTTGATGATGGTCTTGTACCTTTTAAGATGTATCCTTTTCAGAGACACATTGTACAAACAATACATGATAATAGATTTACTATTTGTAAACTACCAAGACAGTCTGGTAAGTCCACAACCACAGTTTCATATCTATTACATTATGCATTGTTTAATCCTAATAGTAACATTGCTATTCTTGCCAACAAATCATCTACTGCTAGAGATATCTTAGGCAGAGTACAACTTGCTTATGAGAATTTACCAAAGTGGTTACAACAAGGTGTTATCAACTGGAACAAAGGTAACATTGAATTAGAAAACAAGTCGGTCATTGTGGCAGCTGCAACATCTTCAAGTGCTATTCGAGGTGGTTCATTCAACATCATCTTCTTAGATGAATTTGCTTTCGTACCTACCAATATTGCCGAGGCCTTCTTTAGCTCAGTTTATCCTACAATTTCTTCTGGACAAAAAACTAAAATGATAATCGTATCCACACCTTACGGTATGAATATGTTTTATAAGTTATGGACAGACGCAGAGAATAAACGAAACGATTATGTTCCTATTGAAGTGCATTGGTCAGAAGTTCCAGGCAGAGATGAGAAATGGAAAGAAGCAACAATAAGAAACACCTCACCTGAGCAGTTTCAACAAGAGTTTGAATGTGAATTCTTAGGTTCAGTAGATACCCTTATCAGTCCTTCTAAAATTAAAACCCTTGCATATATGGACCCCTTGACTACAAGTGGTGGTGTAGATGTATTTGAACACCCTATAAAAGGTAAAGAATATGTTTGTACAGTTGACGTTGCAAGAGGTGTAGAAAAAGATTACTCGGCGTTTGTAATATTTGACGCAACACAAATGCCTTATAAAATTGTAGCAAAGTATAGAAGTAACGAGATTAAACCTATTTTGTTTCCTCACATTATCAAAAAAGTTTGTGACGCATACAATAAGGCAAATGTATTAATTGAGGTCAATGACCTTGGTCAACAGATTGCAGAAGCAATGCAATTTGAATTAGAATATGATAATTTATTAATGACTACACAAAGAGGTCGTGCTGGTCAAATATTAGGTGCAATGTTTAGTGGTAGAGGTTCATCACTAGGTGTAAGAATGACTAAACAAATTAAGAAGATTGGTTGTTCTAATATCAAAACATTGATTGAATCGGATAAACTTTTAGTAAATGACTTCAACATTATTGGCGAGATGAGTACCTTTGTAAGACGAGGTTCATCATGGCAGGCAGAAGATGGTTGTAATGACGATTTGTTCATGTGTTGTGTGATATTCGGTTGGTTGAGTAACCAACCATTTTTTAAAGAATTAACGAATACTAACGCAAGACAAATGTTGTATGAGGAACAAGAGAAATTGATAGAACAAGATATGGCACCCTTTGGATTTATTGATGATGGAACACCAGATGAGTTGAAAAGTGAAGTAGATGAGTATGGTACGGTCTGGCATCCAGTAGTGACACACAAAGGATTGTAGGGTTCCTAGGTCTTATAAATATCAGTAAGGATTGAACTTTGACTATGGACTTATGAATAATAAGAATGTTGAATATTTTAAAATTAAAAGGTAATTAAAAGGAGACAACCTAATGGCATTTCAAGTATCACCAGGTGTTCTCGTACAGGAAAAAGACTTAACTAGAATAATTCCTGCCGTTTCAACTTCTATAGGCGCTATTGCTATCAAAGCAATTAAAGGTCCATTAGATGAAGTGGTAAGTATTTCTAGTGAGCAAGAATTAGTAACTCAGTTTGGTAAACCCAACACTTCAAATTTTGAAGATTGGTTTACAGCAGCAAACTATTTGCAATATTCTAACGCTCTAAGAGTTGTCCGTGTTCAGAACTCCGGAGTAAGCAACGCAACCGAAAGTGGTTCAGCGCTTGTAATAAAAAATACGACAGACTATTCAAATAACTATGCAGACGGTTCAGGCTCAGTTGGCCTTTGGGCAGCTAGAAGTGCAGGAGTATGGGGAAATTCAGTAGAAATTTCTACATGTCCTTCAGCGACAGCTTACGAAGAATCAACTAAGACTACTGTTAACGACTCAGCTACGGCTATTGGAGACACAGTTGTTACTGTAACTTCAGCAGTTGGTATAGTTGCAGGCGATATAGTAAATTTTGGAGACAACTACGAATACAGAGTAATATCTATCGCAACTAACGATTTAAACATTGTTAGAAAAGATGAGCCAGCATACTACGGTACAGCAGACTCTTCAGGTCTA